GCCAATCTGTGACTAACTGAGAAACTCAATATTTTTCAATTTTTTCTAGACGCCTTGCCAACCCAGATGCACAGTTTCCTGGGCTGGCGAGCGGGACTCCCTCAGCGACGAAAATGCTGGATCGCGCTCTTCTTTTAACGGGGATGAAGAGCGATATAAGACCCGGAAAGGAACAACATGAAGATCAAGCAAAAAGGTATCCAATATCTTGGATGCCATTTGCGAGAGTGTCAGAATTTTTTGAAACCCAATTTCCTCCTTTATTGAGGACACTTGAAAGCCAAGTTTTATGGCTGACGTTGGGCATGGCGTGTGGTTGGTCGGCCAACCAACGATTGGCATGGTCAATCAGATCTTGACTGCCAGCACAGACCTGCTGCTCAAATAGTGTGGCGCGAGATATGAATTCGAAAGTGGTGGCTATGCGCAGACGAACGACGTCTTGACCGCTTGGCGAAGAAACGGCCGTTGTGGGATTATAAAGACCTGAAACAACAATGGACGGCCATTCGTCTGCGTTCATGGTAGAAGGCTCGTTGAAAACGCTATCGGATGAGTCATAAGGCGACCACCAAGCGTAGGCCCCATTCTTGAGCGGCCCATTGTACGAGCCGTCAAGATTGGCCACATTTTCATAGTATTGCAATTGGCCATACTGCGAATTCGCAGCTGCAGCAAAATAATTCGATTCCAAGAGACCGCGCGGCACATAACAAGCTGAAATCTGGCCTCCATCGGTCAGACAGGGCCCCATGTAAGTCGCAAGAACAGTTTGGGCGACAGGGCGGGCCATCTGGAGTGCGCCATAGTTGATGGGTGGGGCAGAAGCCGGTATGATCACCGGCGTAATGAAAACAGTGTTTGACAATGCGCTCAAATCGCCAGAGCCGATAAAGGTAGCGGCATTGGTCTTTTCAATAGTGAAAAGGACGGTGACAGGCCTCGACAAGGTGACATAAGAAATTGCTGCGGCAGAAAACGCAACTGTATTGCCCCCTTGAGCAGGGACTGTCACTGTGTCATTGATTGTCATGCCGCTCGCTCCAAAAATGGCAGGAACGATATTTGTGGCTGCTGTCGAAGTGGTCGTGCCAGTGGTGATCATGGAAATCGCCCATTGCCCTGCCGGAACGGTGAGACCACCTCCGACAGTTTGAACGACCGGCAGGTTACCGACCACTGAACTAACGGCATTGGAAGCTGTATTCGGAATATTACCCACATAATTTTGGACGCCGGCGGCCGTTGAAGGTTGGGCCAATCCTGCGCCAGTGCCATTCAGCGCCGTGGCGATCGAATAACCCTGAGCTCCACCAGACAAGACGTACTGGGCGTTGATGTCAACACGTGGGTCGCGCCCGTTATAAGAATTCAAATAGGCCCCCGCGGCTGACCAATCCTGTGTGATCCAAGGAGATGTGGCCAAGCCTGATGTGACATTTGTGACCGCCGCCTGGTAATGCGTCGGCGCACTAATGTCACCCAGGATCGGCTGGATGGCAGCTGAAAATCGTGCAGAAGCAGCACCAGTGTCAAACAGTATGGGAACGTCAACTTGAGAAATGGACGTAAACAAGGCTGTGCGGCGGGGATTTGAATCAGGAAAACGGGCGCTGAAATTCTCGTTGTTGACGAGACAACGGATATATCGATTGAGAATGGACCGATCACTCTGACGAATGGACTTCGTCATGGTATTGTTGATGATCGAACGGTCGTCCATGGGGAGATTGGGTGGAGAAACATAGGGAATCATTGAAGTGGCGGAAGCAAGTGGGGCAGATCCACCAGTGAATTTGCGGCGGTTGCGACGATTCGCACGACGTGCCGACTTGCGCTGTCGTTTGTTCTTGCGCGGGGGACGTAAAGGAGCAAGTGCCCGTAATTCGCGTTTCGTCAATTTTTTAAGACGACGGTTTGTTGAAAGATCCCGGACAACAATTTCGCTCATGCGAATGCGCACCCGAGCAGTAAATTTACGTTTGGGCCCTATCCGGACCCAGCACCATCAATAATAGTCCGCATGTGCCATTGAAAAGAACAATGGATGGCTGTACAAAATGAATGGAACCGGGCGAAACAGCGAGATGGCCTCAGCAATTTCGCGTTCGGTCGTCCCATATCGGTGGCACAGCGGATAAATCGCATTGGGTGCCAAGGTGGGTTTGGGCCCCAGACCTGCTTGGACCTTCCACGGCTCGGGTCGGACTTTTGGGCGGCCGCCCAAATGCGGGAACATGGCGACATAGTCAGACAATATTGGTGGAAGAACGAAAGCCCGGTAACCTTCACAAACTTCTCCTAAATACGCGCGGGCAATATCGTGCCAACGATCTTCATTCAAGTGCTCACGAATAACACGCCCGCTGTACAAAACATGGAGTGGTTGCAAGGACTTTCCGATCTTCAAAACTCTAGAAGGCAACGGACACCACCACATCGAGCCGTCAGTGGTCGGAAGCCACATGCCTTTCAAAAAGGTAGCGTGTCCCGGCTCGGAATGGAACTTGAATTTCATCTGATAGCCGAACTGCCGAAAAATGTCGGTATATTCCATCGTATCACCGTCCGACGCAATCACTGCGCCCACACATGGAAAGGCCATGTTTAAAGAATTGCCGACACTTGTTGTTGAAGAACCGGTCGACCGCTCCGGGCGGTCGTGAAGGTCGAAAACTGCTTTCACGCTCGCAAAGTCCCAATCTCGAAAATGTCCAACGACACGGCCGGAATTGGTGGCATACAAAAGATCACGCACCAATCCGCACACTCCAAATCTCTCCATGTGCTCATCTTCAAAAGCAAGAGGCCCATGAGATTGTGACTGATCATACATGCTGGCGTCGCCTTCGACCTCCATCACCACACCGCGAGAATCCATCATGACGACCAGACTGTCATCTCCTGCCACAATAACATGGGCGCTTCGAGGGACCAATCGAGCATGGGCTTCATTATACCATGCAGACAGCTCAACGTCATTGCTGGCACCACCATAAGTGACCGTAATAGTCCAAACAAACTCGTTGAAGGTGAAGAACAACATGTTATTCATGTTGTATTGCTGTTTGAACCGTTTCGTGTACTCAAAAATGGCTGGACCAACGACCGCCTGGACATTACAATTGACATTCCACAACGCCCGTGGCTTGACGGGCTCGTCGGATGGCTTAATGAGCAACTCATTGCACTTCACCTCAATTTTGGTCAAAGCTGCTAAACGCATCAAACTGTCGCGTCCATAAAGGTTGCGCTCGGCCAACGCGCGTTTGTAGCGGGTCTTTTGCGTTTTCTCAGTGAAGTGCGCCAGCCATTCTTGAGCATGGTCAGGCGAATGGATGACCGACCAAGTTGGGAGCTGCTCAAACCACTGCTGTTTAATAGCCTGAACTGCAGGGCTCGTCCAAAAGGCCTCCTGAACCGCGGGCTGGCAGGGTGGGGGCCGCAAAATGCGAGCCTGCATGACCGTCAGCAAATGATGATCGGTCCGGGCCGGAACGTACCATCCAACACCACAAAAAGGGGTGATGATTGAATAATGCTGGCCTCGGGCTCTCGGCTCAAAATCCATGCGAGGAAATCCCTGCACGACCTTGATGTCAGGATCAATCAGGATCATGGGCGCATCACCTCCAAGGCCGCGCAGCGCCAAAGAATCGCGCGAAGGAAAAGTGTAAGCACCAACGGGAAGGGCCTCAGTGGAAGCTAAACCCCGAGGACGGTGATATTCTTCGCGCATGTACGCCTGGATGGCCCGGGTGAACATCATCGGGCGACTGTCGGCAGAAACTCCAGCGAAACATGCGCTATACAATAAAAGAGCGTTCGCCCAAAAACCCAAACCCACACCTAAAAGGACATTGTGCGCGGTGTGAACGAAGACGCTGCGCTGAAACGGGAGTCTGGCCATGTGCACATGCTTGGCAACATGGATGAACGTGTTGGGAGCGTCCAACTGGTGGCACGCGGCTTCAAACAGGCCCATGGCATAGGGAATGGTCCAATGCCATCTCTTCACTTTTTCTTCCAACGCGGCAAAGAAGGCAAAAAAACCTGTCTGGCCAAAAGAAGAGTGAGCATTCCGAGAGCGCCAGAATCGGAAATGCGAGCCAGGCCGCTACGAACGTGTTGAAGCACGTTTGAACAATTCGCCCGTGTAATAACTTTGACCAACGCCGCGGGTTTGGCTTTAAAAGCGGGGCGGAGCCAAAAATAAAAACGCAGAACGGAAAATGTGGCAAACAGAGCGGCCAAAAAAGCGGTTGCAAACAAAACCTCATTGGACGAATTGGCGGTGTGAGTAGGATAGGCCGCCAAAGAGTTGTTCAACTGCGACAAAGTCGGTCCTGTGTTTTGCACAAGATTGCTGATGCTGACCGCATGGCGGGGCGCGGTGTACTGCAAAACCATGGCGGCCACTTCCGCTGGGGAATGGCTGAAAACGTCGGGAAACAAACGACGCATCAATTTATAAGTCGAAGTGTTGCACACACTATTGGCCACAGTCGTGGCAGTGCCGTTCAAGGTCCACGATGTGTTCGTTTTAAAAGCAGATGAATCGGCGACTGCAGCGACAGCGGATCGTTCAACGATGGTCTCATTCACGCCAAAAAGATAAGAACTGACGCGAGAAGGCAACCAAGAACTGGAACGTTTTGGCGTGGTGATCAAAACACACTGACCGGCAATGGGCGCATGATGGGGCCGGACTGGCGCGTCCAAAATGTCAAACTGGACGACGGAATAGTGGCTGCCAACGCCCCAACTAGTTGATGCATGCCAGGCCAGCCAAGTCGGCACTCCGCCCAGGCGAGCGCTAATGTCCAAACAACCTTGGTCATGAAGCCAGTCGCAAGCGGCATGGGCTGGCGGACGCGGATTGGCACTGTCTGGAGCAAAACGAACTAGGTCACCAGAGCGGACCCAAGCACCTTCCATGAAACAAGTTCCTGCTGGTCCGTTGAAATTCCAACCGGCCCATTGGAACACCGCCTTACCGCGACGTTTCAACTGGCCCATGTCGTTCAAACAACACTCAAGAACATGTTCAACACTGAAGGGCTGGTCCTGCCACTCATATAGATCAAAAGCCATAATTGCAGCTGCACACATCTGGATCGAGGCATGGCTGTTTTCAAGGCTGGAAGAAGCTGCATGTGCGTCAATGTGAGAGCTAAAAGATTGCAATCGAATGCGACGAGCAACGTCGACTTCTTGCAACAAACGATAGTAACGCATTTTGCAGTTCAACACAACCAGCTCTGTTTGCAGGGCTGAGGCAGAGGCTGCGACCATCTTAAAAAAGGCCATGCGACGGAGTTCTGCACAACACCAGTGGGGGTTGACATGGGTAGGGGCTGGAACGCGATTGACGGTGAACCCTGCACTTTCCGCACGCTCACGCAGAAACTTGTCATTTCGCGGAACGTTGAAACGGCGGTTGCGGCAAGCAGCCGCAATGTCGCGGGCCCAATCAGCCGGGCCCGCAGGAGGGTGAACGTGCTCGGGTTCGTCGTCCGAACCATCAGAAGGGGCATCGGGATCGTCAGGGTCTGGTCCGCCGCTTGACGGCACGCGGCTTAAAACATCACTTTCGTCCCCACCTGCACTAGGATCGTCCACCAAGCTCCTACGCTCCGGGCTCCTCTTTGGAGTAACAGTTTTTAAGACAACGGCCGGTTTTGCCTCAATGGGCAAAAACTGGTCTTTCAAAGGAACGACCGAAGCAGTGGTCGGGGCCTGAATCTTGGCTGCATAAGGCTCAGCACCACTGGTGGGCAATTCATAAGGACGGGCGATGTCGGCAACAACAACTTCCACACATGCGCTGGGTTTGCGGCCAATAAAACTTAGATCACAATATGCGCTCAGAGCTGGAAAGAAGGCACGCTCACCTGCACTCAAAAAAGGAACATGGAACCATGACGGCACGCCTTGCTTGCCGGCGACCAAGCGCTGTTTATTTGGACGATGGTGCGAAGTCAAAGATGGGAACCAATAGGACATCACGGGAAGCTTGGAACGTACGACTTTGGCATTTGGAAGACAATATTTGTCACAGTCTTTAGGGACGTATTGGCGCCAAACATCATAACCCCCATGGTCGGGAAGTGGCATCCAATGCGACACGTACTTGAACTGCACTTTCGGCAAATCAAACTGCATTGTGCATGATCTGAACAGTTTTTTACACTGTTCAGCTTCGTCATTGGCCAGGCCCCAGAACTCACCGCGGGACGACCACACTTCATCCAAAGGACGGATGAACAGACCGGAAACTGCGTTTTCACAAGTTGGAGTGGATGGACCCTCCTCCTTCTGGACGGCACTAGCATGGCGTGCAATGATTTCCTGGAAAGGAGTGATCGGAGCATCGAGCTTGATCGCCCAAAGCCCATTGTGAGCCGTTAAGTCTGGGCAAAACATACGCTCGATGAAAACCGTATAAGCGGCTCTCCAAATAGTAGCGCGATCACATTTCGCATTTTCCAGGGCTCGCCAAGGCATAAGCATATATACACTGCATAGAGCCATCCAGGCTTGATAAGACTCTAAACACAGAGCCCACATGGGGAAACAATGAAGCAATGAATTTGTAACATTGTTTTTCCCACGCTCGCCCGAATCGATAAACGGACGAAAAACCTCGAAATACTCGTCCATAAAAGCGGACTGGGCAAAATGATCGAGGTGGTCTTCTCGATGAACTCGAGACTCAACGAACACAGACACAGGGTCGGTTGACGGAGCGATAAACTCACACAAGGGACACTTGCGGAGGCGCTCAGTACATCTCAGTTGTTTTTCACTAGCAATGAAAAATGCAGAAACTGAC